CACGCGCCGCAGCCGCTCGGTGTATTCGCTGGCGGCGGCATCAGCGCCATTGGCCGCACGCTCGACCTTCTGGAAGCTTTCCTCGCCCGCCCGGCCAACCTTGGCGAAATCGCGCTCGACCTCGCTGACACCGCGCACCCGCAGCGCCATGTTGATCGCACGTTCGGCAGCAGACATTTTCGAAAACTCCAATAGCGATCGGGCCGCGAAGCAATGCTTCGCAGCCCGATAAATTCCTGCCTGTCGGCGTTAGTGCAGCGTCAGTCTTTTGGGGTCAGTTTCAACCCCGCCCAGCGATCAGAACCGCGAGCCAATTGCCGCAACAACCTGATGTCGGCTGAAGCCAAGTTCAGCGCGCGCCGTGTCCAGCTCGTAAACATAATCATCATAGCTGCTGTAGCGGTATTCCACCTTCAGGAAGAAACTGCCCTGCAGCCGATGCTCGATACCGCCCGACAGGCGATAGCCATTTTGCGTATCACTGAACGAGAAGTCGTTTTCAGGCGACAATTCGTCCTCGTAGCTGATCTTTGCCTGCCCGTTGACCCACGCCCCACCGACATAGACCAGCGTGCGCTTGCTGGCAGCAATGCCAATCCGAGGGCCAACGGCGAAATTGCGCCCCACTCCGAAGCAAGCCGCATCATTACCGAAAACCTCGGCGCACCGCTCGTTCTCAGCAAACTCAGCTGATGCCTCAACGCCCAGATAGACCCGACCTACAGGCACATCAAACCCGGCCGTCGCGCCAAAAACCGCCCCGCTTGTCGCCTCCCCTTCGCTGAAATCATCTTCAGGAGCGGCGCTGTCGCTATAGGTAAGGTTGCCATCGACGCGATCATAACCGGTATGTGCATCAATCCGAAGCGCAGGAAAATCTTGCGCCTGCACAGGGCTGGCCAAGACTGCGGTTGCAACCATCAACACTGCATACATTCTCATTGTCGAAACCCCTGTTGTATTGTGCCACCATAAATCGGCAGAAATACAACTAAACAGGAGTGATCTTTAGTCAATCGTACTCACTTCTTCTTGTCGCGCGCATCGCGCAGTTTCGCCCAGGCGGTCAGCACCGTTTCAACCGCTTCCACCGTCCAGGCCGATTGGTCCTGCACCCCGCCTGCGCCCGGCAGCGTGCCTTCGCGCCAGTTGCTGGCGAGGCGGATCACCCCCCAGCTTTCGTCGCTGACCACATATTCCGGGTGGACATTCAGCCACCGCACCCCCGCTGGCTGCTGGGCCACGAACGAATCGTCGCGCAGCGGGCAGGCGGGCGTGTATTCCTCGCCACCGTCAAACCCTTCGCGGTCGAAGGTGTAGGCGGCGGCGATGATCAGTTTTTTCTTTGCGCCTCGTCCGGGGCCAGCTGGCGGAAAGCGAATGTCGCCAGCGGCATCTTGTGGGTGCGCGGCAAGGCGCGATAGGCGGCCTCGGTCAAAAGGCCGTCCGCATCGCGCGGCAGCGGCGCGCCGTCGATATCTTCAAGCAACAGCCGCACAATCTCGATCCGGCTGACATCGTCGTAATAGTTCCGGTCCCCCACCAGTTCGGCATAGGGGGGCCAGTGCCGCTCAAGCGTTGCCTCGATTGCGCTGGCATCGGGATAGATCGCTATCAGGTCGCGCTGCCGATCAGCCTCGCGGGCAATCAGCAGTTCGGCCCGCTTCATAGGATCCGGCTCGTCGATATCATCCTCGGCAATCGGGCGCAGCAGTTCGTACCAGCGTTCGAGCAATGCGCGCTGCGCCTCGCCCTCGGCCTCATCCCCGGCCTGACGCCCGACCTCGACAATGCCTTTGAACGCGGCGGCCCGGAACTCGCCTTCGCCTGGGCGCCGCACGCCTTGGCGCGACAGCAACCGCCGCACCCTGGCAGCATCATACAAGTCGGGCGTGCGCAAGCCATAACTGACGCCGTCCAGCGGGCAGAGCGCCCGATCACCAACCCGGCGCATCAGTAGAACGTCACGAAGATCCAGCCATCCGGGCCGACCGCCTCAAACGGCAGGCCGTCGGCGCTGATCCCATCCAGATCGTCGTCTTCCTTGTTGGTGAGGGCGATGGCGGGCAGGTAGATCGACACGCGGTTGCCCGCATCCTCACCCCAGTTGAGCCACAGCGCCTGCTTTTGCCCCGCCACCAGATCGGCAAAGGCATCGCGCGAGGCCAGCGTGATCAGCTTGGGATTGATCCGCCCGGTTGGCTTGCGGCTCACCACTCGTGCCGATTCGTATCCGAACTCTTCACCGGGGCAATCGCCCTGGGTGATCTCGTTGCCGAAATCGAGGGTGAAGTTGCGGAAGCACACCGTCGTCCCGCCAAGCACCGCATCAGCATCGCGCAGCGGACGCGGGCGCACGGCATCAAACACCGCCCCGGTGGGGTTGGCGACCTCGATCGGCGCAGCCAGCTTGCCGCGCAAAGTGGCGGTGAACTTGCCCGTCTGACGGGTCTGCATGGCAAACGAGAGGTTCGCCGCCGCGCCGACCAGCTTTTCAAGGATAGCTTGGCCCACCCCCGAATTCTTCTTGTAGAGGTAATTGGTGATCGTCTTCAGCCCGGTCGAGGCCGGGGCGAACATGCAGCCAGCATGCACTACATAAGTGCTGGTGGCATCGGGCGGGGTCGTCCAGTTCGGATAGATATTCGCCACCTTGGTCGTGCCGTTATATCCGGTGATCACCCGCGTCTGGCCGCTGCCAGTGCCGCCATCGAGCGTGATAACAAACCCGGTCAGATCGTCCGCTGTTGCGCCCGCTGCCAGCGTAATCGTGCCCGCCGCGCCTGCCTGCGCGGTGGCATCCTGATCGGCGGCGAGCGTGGTCAGCGCCAGCGCAGCGGCCTCCAGATAAGGAGTAAACTCTGGCGGAGTGGCGGGCGTGCCGCTGCCCTTGGCGAAAAACCGCAACGTGTGCTGCGCAAAGCCGCCGCCCACGATAGACTGTTCCATGTCCAGCGTGCCGGTCACTTCATCAGTCTGCTCAAGCTCCATGTTCAGAGAGCCGCGCGGCTCTTCCACCAGCACCGCATCGGCGGCCGGGGTCGGCGTGGCGTCGGTGCCCGAAGTGGTCTCGGCCTTTACCGTTACCAGGCGGTTGCGCGTCAGGAAATCACTCATCAAATCGTCCTTTCGAAGAGGAAGTTATTCAACCGCCGCAGCAGGGGCAGACGTGTCAGGCTCAGCCTTGGCCGAGCTGCTGGTCGGCGCGGCGGCGCGTTTGGGTTTTTCCGGGGCGGCGCTGTCGCGCGATGCAACTTGCGCAGCAGGCGATCCGATCGCGCGCGCGCCGCCGTCGCGCGGGGAAACCCCCCGGCGGTGTGCAGGAATCTGGTTCATCTGTTTCTCCATTGTCGGTCGGTCAGGGCGCAGGTGACGAAGCATCACCTTCGCGCACGAAATATTGCACAGCGAAATCCATCGACTGCCCAGCCATGATCACCGCCCCCTGCGGCGCACGTCCAAACATCGGATCGCTGATGGCCTCACGCCGGATCGCGACTGCCAGCCCACCAAGCTGCACATCATCAGGATCGAGCAGCGCATCATTGATCGCCACAAAGGCAGCATCGAGCAGGGCTTCGGCAGTGTCCTCCTCGGACTCGGCCAGCATCCACCCTACTGAAAACTCCAGCCAGCAATCCTCGACGTTTCCGGTCAATCCCTTCGGCTCGCGGTCGCCACCGTCCATCACCACGATGGCCGGGAGCTGATCCTCCCCCACCATGCCACGCGGATTGCGCAGCACCGTGTTCCAGCTCAGGCCCGCGCGCACCGCGTCAAGCTTGGCCAGTACCGCTGCCATGATCTGCGCGCGCACCGATGCCATCAGTTGGGGCCTCCTGCCCGTGCCGCGCGCAATTGCAGCGCTTCTGCGAAATAGCCCTCGAACAATTCCGGGCGCTGCCGCGCGATGTTCTCGACCCCGCTCAGCGAGGCCGGAAACGCAACCTGCTTGACCAGCGTTGCCAGCAGCTCAAGCGTGCCACGACGGCGCGAGGCACCACCCTTGCGGAAGCGGCGGAACTGGAACAGCTTCTTGCCGTCTGCCGAGGGGCGAAAGAAAATGTCGCTTTTCGACAAACCGAAAAAACCAGACTGGGGATTGCCAATCACACCGCGCTGGCCAATCCGCAGCCAGTCGCCACGCCTGGGCTTTAATGTTCCACCACGAACATGGAGCAGCAGGTAGTCGACGAAACCCCCGGCATCGCGCTTGCCGAACTTGGAATAGACCAGTCCGGCATATTGCCCCTTGTCCTCGATCTCGTCGTAGAACATGGCTTGCGCGCTGGCATTGGACACCCGCCGCCGCCCGTTGCCGTGAAACTCCGAACTCTTGAAATGCGCGTCAATGTAATCGCGGATTCGTTCCTTGACCTCATTGGTGGTTCGCACGACCGCCTCGACCGAAGCCCCGCGCACAGCCACTCCGGCATCACGCATGACTTCATACGGACCAGGCTCGCCGCGGCTGAACTCCACCCGCATACCCTGCCCATCTAGTGAGCCCGTGCCCTTGAACCCGCCCCCGGCGGTCAGCGTCACCACCGCTCAGATCCGCTTGACCAGCTCGACCGACCAGACCGATCCGGTGTGATCCAGTTCGGGCATGTCGGCCACTTCCAGCACCTCGCCGCTGCACGCCATGGTAAACCGGCCCGCGCGCGCCACCGGATCGAGTTCGGCCACCCGCACCCACAAATGCCGGTTGCTACCCTCGATCTCGGTGCGCCCGGCATCGAAGCTGCGGCGGCCTTGCCCCCGGTCGAGCACGACCAGGCACGAAACCGAACCGACGCTTCCCGGCGGGACGTAGAACGCCTCCTCCGCAAACTCGTCTTCCTCGAAGAACGAGGCCAGATCGTCTGCGGATTCGACGCTCATTGCAGCGGGTGTCCTTGGTCAGCCAATGCCGCCGTCAGGCCTTGGGGTCAGCAGGCTTGGTCGCTTCGGCCAGCGCCGCTTCCAGTTCGGCGATCTTGGCGTTTGCCGCATCCAGGGCAGCTTGCAGTTTGCCACCGCCCGACGCTGCACCTTCATCGGAAATCCGCGCCGAAACCTTCAGCAACGCGCCGCTGTCCAGCAGGCCCGCAACATCGTCTTTCGACAGGCCAAGCGCCTTCTGCTTGTCGCCGGTCAGCTCGGCATCGGCATGCAGGACCGCCTTGCCTTCCTTGGTGCCGCCGGTGATTTCGCGCGTGGCGATAATGATATCTGTGCTTGCCATGATAAACTCCTGAAATTGAGAGCCGAAGCGACCAGATCATGGGCGCTGGCTCAAAAGCACCGGGGCACCGACCCACTGGCCAGTGCCCCGATTTGGGCTGAAGAATGGGTGGCCGAACTAGCGAACCGTAGCCGCCATCGATGCATTGATCCGCGCCGGGGCGAGGATCGGCGCAGTGATCGTTTCCACCCACTGCGCACCGGTGTTCGGATCAATCCATTCGTGCGGGAAGAATTCGCCCGGCGCATAATGGTTTTCTGCGTGCTGGATCACCCCGCACAGCTTGCGCCCGGCAAATCCGCCACGGCTTCCCGCGATCACGGTGTAATCGGGCAGCAGCTTCTCGGCCACAAAGGCCTCGTTCTGGTCGAGCTGGTTATAGACGTAGAACTCCACGTCACCAATCCGGCCCTTGAACAGCGGACGGCCCGGCACCAAAGCCGAGAAACCGAGATCGAGCGCAGCCGTCTGGCCAAGCTCGCGGTTGAGCGCCTTGTCGACCTTCGGGTCGGCTTCGAACAACTGCCAGGCGAGGCGGTCCATCACCACCACATCCACGCCGCTGCCGCTGGCTTCGCCCACTTCGTTCATCCACCCGTCGAGATCGTCGAACGGCGAAACGCCGCTCTCACCCCAGCGCGCGGTGCTGGTCAGCGTCTTGGTCAGCGAACCGGTGCGTGCGAAATTGACCACAGTCGCCGGATAATCGTCGCCAGTAATCGTCACCGAACCAGTGCGCAGGATGGAACTCGCCATCCATTCGTGGCTACGCACGATGCGCTCCTGATGCTTCATCAGATACATTTCGCGGATTGCAGCCTCGCGATCAGCGGCGGACATCTCGCCGCCCATCCGTTCGCCTGCCATCCGATCAAGCACTTCCTTGCCAGTGATCTGGTTTTTCGGCTTGAGCGAAGCCGGGATCAGCGTTTCTTTCTGGAAGCCGCGCGGCTGCTGGATCTTGCCGGGTGCCAGCGGGGCGACGAACGGCGCACGGCGCATGTCGTCGAGCACGCGGTCAAAATAGACCTCGGCGGTGTCGAATTCCATCGGCGGCATGCCGAAGAACAGCAGCGAGAGGAAGTTGCTGGCGACAAACTGGCTCGGAATGAGCGGCATCAGCTCGTCGCGCGAGAACGTGGCATAATTAAGTTCGTTCATGTCGGTACTCCCGTCAAAACGCGCACCACCATCAAGCAGCGAGCGCGCATAAAATTATGCCCGCAGAACCTAAGTCCTGCGGGCTGCGACCGGCAAAGCGCCGGGATAGTTCGTCTTGTGGCGAAGAGCGGCGCGCATCCATGCCCCGCCACCGCAATCAGTCGTCGATCGGCAAGCCCTTGGCCCGCAGCCCTTCGCGAATGCTCGCCAGGGTGTGGCTCGCACCAATCGTCAGCGCAGAGCCGACAACGCCGCCAGTACAGGTTTCATAGAACAGCGCCTCGACATCGCCGCCACTGGCATCGACATCATGCGCGAGGATCATGTCCGGGGTTTGCGAGCCATCAGAGGCGGCGGACAGCGAAAGTATATATTTCCCGCCAGAGGTGATCTTGCCCATCACCGCCCCGGCAGGCTGCACCTGCCCGGAAAGCACAGTCGCCTTGCGCGTGGTGTAAGTACCACCAGCGATGATCTGCTTGTGCGAAATCGGCGTTTCAGCGGCATAGGCCGCGGTGTCGTAAGTCATGTTTGTTCTCCTTCAGAGAGGCCCCACCCTCTCGTTTTCATGGGCTGGGCCGCAACCAGAATTGCGCCCTCGATGGTGGTGATCAGCTGCGCGCAGCAGCGACGGCAGACCGCTTCGCCGCGAACGAGCGCCCGCGATTGGCTTCGGGCGCGGCCGCAGGATTGGCAGCCTGCGAACTACCTTCAGGCAGTTCAGAGCCCGCAACCGCCTCGCCCTTTGCTGCAGCAGCCGCAGACGATTGGACCGAAGCCTTGGCGTCAGCCTGCGCCACCGCAAAGTCTCCAGCAGTCGCCCCGCTTTCGATTGCCTCGGTCAGCGCGGGCGAGAACGCCGCACCGGCGATCTTGGCCAGCGACACGATCCGAGTGCGTTCCGCCGCCGCGCCGACTTCCACACCTTCGGCGCGGGCCGAGGCGGTGGCGGTAGCGATGGCAATTGCACTGGTTTCCGGCTGCTGTTGTTCCGCCGCCGACGCGGGATTTTCGGTGCTCATAGCATTTTCCTTTCTTGCTGAGCGCGCCCCGGTGGGAGCGGTTGAACTCCGGGCAACGCCCGGCGCATTCACGGCTGCTTCAAACTCGTCCATCGAGTCCTGCCAGCTCATGACCTTATCGACGAGCCCGGCCTTAACCGCCGTCTCGCCTCTGAAAATATCCGCCTGCAACGCAATGATCGCATCGGCGCTCAGTCCACGCGCTTCCGCAACATGTGCGATGAACCGCGTGTTCGCGATGTCGACCATCGCCTGAATGTCACGTGCCACGCTTTCGGGCAGCGGCTCGAACGGATTACCGTCCGCCTTCTTTTCGCCAGCGGTGAACAGCGTCACCTTGACGCCCTCCTGGTCAAGCTGGCCCGAAAAATCGGCATGCATCGCCATCGTGCCAACCGATCCGGCATAACCAAGATCGTGCAGCGTGATCTCACCCGGATCAGCACAAGCTGCCAGCGCATAGGCGGCAGAACAACCCATGCCGCGGATAATCGCGCGCATCGGTTTGGTCCCGCGCCGCGCCATCAGGATGCGCGTGCACTCATACAACCCCGAAACCTCGCCACCTGGGCTATCAATATCGAGCAGAATCCCGCGCACGTTAGGATCAGCATCAGCGCTCTGCACACTGGCTGCGATCCCGTCATAACCAGTGAAGCCCGAAACTGGCCCGATGCCATTTTCGGAAACCAACTCACCGCGCACAGGCACATGCGCCACACCGCCATGGACAAACATCAGCCGCTCTGCAGGCAAAGCACGCGCTCGCCGATCAACCCCACCTCTTGCCTCGATGCGTGACCGCTCCGCCCCGGCCCGCTCTTCCAATTCGCCCAGCGAGAAGCTGCGACCCGCGGTTGGAACGAACAATTGCGACACGTCGAGCCGCTGCCCCACCGCGCCAAGCACGATTTGCGCCGTCTGCGACGTAACCGCCAAGGGCGTGTTGAACATGCGGGAAATGATCCCCGCCCGCGAATATGCCCGGTTCATGATTCTTCGTCCTTCTGGTCTGGTGCCGCACCGCTGCCGCGCGCAACACCGCCACCGTTCTGGTTCGGCAATGGCAGGCCAGCACCGACGAAATCCCGGTGCTCGGTTCCCCGCTGCACCACATTGGCATCGTAATCCCCGCCATTGATCTGCGCGGCGATCTGCGCCCCGGTCTGCCATGCGTGCGCCTCGTCGATTTCGAACGCCTTGCGTTCGCGCAGCGGATCAAGAGAAATCTTGCCATCACCAGCCCAGCGAGCCGAACACCAGGCTTCACGCATGGCCAGATCATCGAGGAAGCCTGGAAGGCCATAAATTCCCCGTGCCACCCGCTCATACAGCCACGCATGATAATGCGGAGTGCACCAGTTGCCCGTGAAGGCCTCCACCCGCTGGGTCACTGTCTTGTAGAACAACTCCATCTCGCCCTTGCTGGCCGTGTAGCTGTTGTTGAACCGCGCCATCAACACCCCGAACGGGGTGCCTGTTGCCGCGCCAACCAGTGTCAGCACCGATTCAAAGAACTTCTCATATGCCGGATTGTCCTTACCCGGTGATTTCAGGTCAATCTCGCTGTCGCTGTCCAGCTCCAGTACCATACCCGCTTCGAATGCTATGCCCTTGCCGCCAGTGGCATCACCCATCGTCTGCGGGACGCCTTCGGATTGCACCAGCTCGCCTGCACCATATTCCGGTTCAGGCATCGCCGTGGCATCGGGCGACTTGTAAATCACCGCCAGCATGGACTGCAGCAGCAGCGACATCGCCGCCGCATCAGTCACATCAGCAAATATCCGCACCAGCTCCAGCACCGGAGCCAGCAGCGGCACGCCGCGCACCTGCTCAGGACGGCGCTTGTCAAATACCAGCACCGCATTGCGCAGCTGTGTTTCCTGCCCCCAGGCCGGATAACGCTTCGTGTCATCGGCCCGGCGCGCCGTGGTGTAAGCGCCGGGGGCCTTCTGCAGCACATGGAACGCCCGCGCCGCGCCATAGGAATCCAACTCAACACCGCCAACAACCACAGGGCCACTCTGGCCACCATGACGCTCGCCTTCGGTATGCGAGAACGGGCTGACAATCCGGTCGGCTTCGACCAACTTCCACGCGGTCATATGGACCCGCCCGATCTGTTCATCAGGCCAGCACCGCAAGCCGAGAACGTCACCACTCTCAAAAACCGCGCGCAGCACCACTGCCTGCTGGCCATATCCCGTGACAGCCCGCTCAGCGTCAGGGTCGGTCGAAGCCATATACAAATCATAATCGCGCCGAATCCGCGCCGTCCACGCCGCCTTTTCTTGCGGCGTGATCCCCAGCACTTCGGCATCGAGATCGGGAATTGCCATCAAGCCGCTGCCAATGGCAAAGGTCACATTGCGCTCGATTGCAGCGGTGGCTGGGGCAAGGTTCATCGCCGCATCGCGGCTGCGCCCGATCATTTCACGCTGACGGCCCAGGGTGTCACTATTGGCCGACTTGGGCAATGCCCGCCAGTTGCGGGTCTGCCGCCGGTCGGATTGGCCCGCCCGGTATCCACCACGCTTGTCAATCCGACCGCCCGGTTCGGTAACCGCTGCCGCAATCACCATATGCGAGGCCCTGTCCGCCAAGCGCTTCGCGCCCCTCGCTGGCGAGATCGCGGCAATAGCACGATCGAGCAAGGTAGGGCGGATCGGTTCCATGGTCTCTTTCTGCCCACTCGTTTCAGCGGCTCATGTTGACGAAGCGGCGGGCGCGGCCCCGCGCCGTGCTGACGCCCAGGGCGCGATTGTAATCGGCTTCAGCTTCCTTCAGCCCCTTGCGGATCTCGGCAAGATTGGCCCGTGTCAGCTTCCGGCCATCCGGCATTTCGTAGGACTGGTTGCGCAGCACCGCTAGCTCAGCCGTCTCATAGGCTTGCTTGCGCGCCAGCAACCGGGCGATTTCCTCGCTCGATGCCGCCATGGTCGGTTCCAATTATGAATGAATTTCCCGGCGTCACTGCCCGCTTGGAGCGGGGCTTTTAGGTGGGCGCGGAAGGTCTATGGTCCGGAGACTGTCAAGCAATTCGATTTTACGCAAGCTTGGCCATGTCGATTTTTGCCGGCGGGCCGAATTCTCATTGCGCCCGATGCGCTCGAATCGACCGTTTTCTGCGCCTTTGCGGCGATCCGGGGGCCGTGTGCTTTTTGATTGGCATCACTGGCGCAGGATCTGGTCCCATCGCGGCGTCAACCCCAAAACCGCCCGCCGAATCGGGTGCCGCTACCGCCAAAGCCTTTGGCCCGCCACGTGGCGGGCGCGCCCATTCAGGCACCCATGCCAGCGTTCCGTCCATTCCACCAAACCGCAACAGAACCGCCAGCGCATAAACATACAGGTCCCACGTTTCATTTGCCTTGTGCGGATCGCGCACCCAGACATCGTCCTGCTTCACCTCTGCACGCAGCTCGGCAAAATAGTCGTTGGCATCGCCGGGCTTGACCCCCGGCAGATCACGCGGAAACTGCATGTACCCCGGCCCGTCATCACGCCGGTTGAGCCGGACCTCGGCAATGTCCTTAAGTCGGTGCACATTCGGAACATACAGCTCTGCCTGCTGCGCGCCGCGGATCTGGCGCTTGGCATCAATGGTCGGCGCTGGCAGCAGCTTCCCGCGCGAATTGTTCCCACCTTTCAGTAGGGTGATCGCTGTTGCCGGGATCGGAGGGCGGCCTGATGCCGTATCGCCAGACACCATGGCGTGCCACCAGGCAAAGGCATTGTCGGTCGCATTGTCGAGCCCGCCGGTATCCACCGCCGTGTTGAACAGCTTCATCTGCAAGTGCGGCGCACCTGCCAGCGGATAGGTCTGCTGCATCACATAGCTATGAATCACCGCCCAGTCTTCAGGCCTGGTGAACGGGCGCAGTGGCTCCTGCCGCCCGTCGCGGTTAATCGTCAGAATTGCAAAGCGATCCACCAGCCAAGATCGAAAATGCTCACCGAAGCCCCACACCGCCACTTCGAACCGATTGCCCTGTTGATCAATCGTTGCCACCAACACCCGCACGCCCGGTGGCACTTCCCCCATCACATAAGGGCTGGCCTTGGCGCGGCTGATCAGCTCGTCCTCGGTGACCGGAGCCGCCCCTTGCGAACGCGCCCGATAATTGCGACCGACAATGGTCTGGTCGAATGCCTTCAGCGGCCCTTCGTCCTGCTGGAATTCAAACGCCAGCTCAGCCCGGCGCGCCAGCAGGGCCATCTCACTCCACGGGCGAAAGCCGTAAATGCCATCTAGCCGGAACGACGCCCGTTGGCTCGCCACCAGTTCGCCATAGACCCCGCCGTCAGCAAGTGGCAGCGCATGCTGGCCCCGCCCGATCCAGCGCCAGCCTTGCAACAGGCGGCGCTTGTCGCGCGGTTCGTGCACACAGCCGTTTTTTTCACACACCACCGTAGCGCTGGCAGCCGCATCTTCTGGCGTGCCCGTGCGATCGAAATCGAGCCTGTCGCTGGTCAGAGCGAACGGCTCTCCGCACTGCAGGCAATCCACCCACAGGCGTTGGTCGGTTCCACCGGCCACGCCCAGCTCTATCCCCGCCCGCGCTCCCAACTTGGGCGTGCTGTTCACATAGATCATCGTTCGGCCATAGGCAGCGAAACTGCCCATGCGTCCACGCATCAGTGAAACCGCATCGCCCTGGTCGGCAATATCTGTCGGAATATCATCGAGATCGTCAAGGCGGCCGCGCGGAATCGGGCGGGCACGGAAGGTCGGCCCACTTGGCCAGAGGAAGTGGAAATCCGCGCCCCGAAAGCGCTTGAGATTGATCGTATCGGCAGATGCACCTGAAAGCAGCCGCTGGCTCAGTGCACCGGGCCGACCATCATCATCGACCGATAGCTCGATCATCTTGTCGAACTGAGTCTTAACATAGCTGTCGATGCTGATGCGGTCAGGCATCACGAACAACATATCAGTCGGATCATAGATCACCGTGTGCAGCTGCCAGTTATTGCCAATCTCAGATTTGCCCACCTGACTGGGCCCCATAACCCAGACCTCGCGGTACGGGCTATCCGCCGCGAGGCAGTCCATGATCGGATCAAGATGCGCGGTGAAATACGGACCCCCGCCCCACGGGCCACTATAAGCGCCGGGATTGTCGAGCCGCCGATGCCGCCGAGCCGAGGTAGAGACTGCAACCTTTTCCGGGAACCGCAATTCCCCAAGGCAGCGCGCCACCAACATCCCCGCATCAGCAAAGGCCAGCGGCTCGTGTTGACCGTAATCAAGCACCGCCAGCACTCGCGATCTTGTCGACGAACTCGCCCACGGCCCGTTCGATCAGGATAGCCAGCGGCTTGACCTCTTCCGGCGAAAGGCCCGCTTCGGCGGCATATTCCCCGGCGATCAGTCCGAACCGCCGCCGCGCTTCCACTGCCGCATGCGTCAGCGCCGTTTCAACCTGCGCCGCTTCGACCAGTTCACCCATCATCCGCTGAAGCTTGATCCGGTCGATTGTAGCTGCATACTCTTCACGGCGTTGCTTGCCTGATAGCGTGAGCAGATCGCCATCCTCACCCTGATCACCGAGGATATCGAGCCGCAGTTGAGCCAGCGCCTCCTTGTGCTCAGCAGCATCAGCATCGGCCTGGTCACGTTTCGCCCGCCACCAGACCAGACCGCCCTCAGGCTCGATCTTGTACCCCCGTCCCCTGTCACCGCGTTCAATCAACCAGGCCGGGCTATCCTCAACGCCACGGATATGCCCACGCATTGTTTCGCCAGTCACCCCACACAGTTCGGCGAACTCTTCGAGATTGACCACAAGCGCCACACTAAAACTCCCACACAAACGAAATTTTCTTGCGCGCAACGCAATTTTCTTGCGCCCCTAACCGCCAGCCCAAACCAAAAACCCAATCAAAACCAAGGATTTGCGCCATTTTCTAAAAACCCCCACCCTAAGCGCTGCCGCAC